GCAGATGTGGGTCGAGTGGTACGCCGATCCGAACGTCACATACTACGTCTCCGACGTTGACGGTGGAGTCGACCTCGCTGCCACCGAGAGGATCCATCCCCAGCCGCACATGTTTGATGGCATTCCGCTGCTGGCGTACCCCAACAACGAGGAGCTCCAGGGCGACGGCGATCGCGTTCTCTCATTGATCGACGCATACGATCGAACATTATCTGATGTTAATTCCGAGATCGAATCGTTCCGCCTCGCGTACATGCTCTTTTACGGATTCGAGCCAGACGAGGAGACACTCGCTCGAGCACGTCAGACTGGAGCGTTCGGGATTCATAATCCAGATCAAGGAGATAAGATCGAGTTTTTGACGAAACAGCTTAATGACACGGTGATCGAGAATCATTTGAATCGCCTAGAGCAGAACATTCTTCGATTCGCCAAATCGGTCAACTTCGGGGATAAGGAATTTGCTGGCAATCTCTCAGGAGTGGCGATGAAATTCAAGCTATTCAATCTGGAGAGCAAATGCATCACAGCCGAGCGGAAATTCACGGCCGCACTCCGGCAACAGTTCAAGATTCTAGCATCTGCGTGGGCTAAGAAGGGAGTCAGGATCGACTACACCGATATCTACTTCCAGTTCAAGCGCAACTTCCCGCTTAATTTGCTCGACGAAGCCCAAACCAGTGCGCTGCTCAAAGGGCTTGTCAGCGAAGAGACCAGACTCTCACTCCTCTCATTCGTCGACGCTCCGCAATGGGAGATCGATCGCATGGCTGAGGAGATGCTAGATCTGGGAGGTGGGCTGGATGACATTGGAGGATCGCCTGAACTGGGCGGACAAGCGGCTGGATCGGATGCTCTCTCAGGAGGAGAAAGCGATAATCCGCGAGTATCGGCTGGCGCTTAGGCGAATCCATGCCGAACTAGCTCCGATCTACGCCTCATTTCCGCAGACGACCCAGCAACGCAATCGCCAGCGCTATCTGCGCCAGTTGCAGGTGCAGATCGAGCAGATCATAGCCGAAATGTATGCCAAAAACCAGCCTCGAGTCGTCGGCACGCTGGGAGAGGTCTACAAAGAATCCTACTATATGACAGGCTGGGCTATCGACATGGAGGTAGACGATGCTCAGCTGGTATGGGGGATTCTCAATCCTGATGTAGTGAGACGGGCAGTGCTCGCACCGATCGACAAGCTGACACTCAACGATCGGCTGAAGCGCAATCGCAATCTCATCATCAAATCCATCCGGCACCACTTGGCGCAGGGGATCATTATGGGAGAAAGCTACTCCAAGATGGCAAAGCGGATCGAGAAGGTACTCGAAGGGGATGCCAAGAAAGCTCGGCTGATCATGAGGACAGAAGGTCATCGGGTAAGGAATCAGGGGCGATTCGATAGCGCGATGAAGGCTGAAGAGCTAGGAGTAGAATCGTTGAAGGTCTGGGACGCAACCCTTGATCTGCGGACCCGACCGGCACACGGTATGCTCGACGGCACCAAGATCGCGATTGATGAGGACTTTGTGAGTCTCAATGGAGGGATCGGCAAGCATCCCGGTGGCATGGGCAATCCTCGCGACGACTGCAATTGTAGATGCACTATCCGGCTCGAGCTGCCGGGATATGGCCCGTCTGTGCGCCGGATACGAGGCGAAGGGATTAAACCGTACATTACGTATAGAGAGTGGATCAAGAAGCAGCAAAAAGAACAGGAAGCAAATAAGTCAGAAGAGAATTAAATTTGAACTTACAGGGCTATGAACTGTAAGGGCAAGGAGGAAGAGGTATGAATTTAGAAGAGATCAGGTCTTTTATCGAGCAGAACAAAGACAATCAAGAGGTTCAAGGATTTCTGAGCGAACTGAGAGGAACACCCTCGATCGACGAGATCCAGCGACTCGCAAATGAAAATGATGACATCAAGACATGGTTACAGTCTGAGAAGGATCGCCATTTCTCTAAAGGACTGGAGACTTGGAAAGCCAAAACCATGCCTGGACTGATCGAAGAGGAGATCCGCAAGCGCTATCCCGAGGAGACACCGGAGCAGATCGAGATCAAGAAGCTGCGCGCCGAGATCGAGCAGGAGAGACGGGAGAGAAAGCTTGCGACGAATCGGGCAAAAGCCAAAGATATCGCATCTAAAAAAGAACTACCAGCCGATTTAGTAGATTTTTTTGTTTCCGCAGATGAATCAACAACTCTTGAGGCGATCGAGCAATTCGAGAAAGCTTGGTCAGCAGCGATCAACAAAGCGGTGGAAGGACGGTTCAAGGACAATGCTCGAGAGCCTGTACGATCTCATTTGCCAGCAAGAAATAATCCATTTGCGAAAGAGACTTTCAACCTGACAGAACAGGCTAGACTTTGGAAGGAAAATCCAGAGCTAGCCCGACAGTATCAAGAGTTAGCCAAACGAGGAGAGTGACATAGATGAGTACTAAAGTAAGTGATGTAATTGTTCCTGAGATATTCAATCCATATGTGGTCAATCGCACCATGGAATTAAGTGCATTGATCCAGAGTGGCATTGTCCAGAACGACCCAGAGTTTGACAGACTGGCAAGTGCATCAGCCAAAACCGTCAACATGCCATATTGGAACGATCTGACTGGTGATGATGAAGTCCTTTCTGATTCGACTGCGCTAACCCCAGGAAAGATTACCGCAGGACAAGACCAAGCTGTCATATTGCGCCGCGGAAGAGCGTGGGGAACTAATGATCTAGCTGGTGCTTTGGCTGGGGATGATCCTGCTAGGGCAATCGGCGATCTAGTAGCTGGATATTGGGCGCGGATGATGCAGAAAGCGCTGATTTCGATCTTAACCGGAGTGTTCGCTAGTGCATCTATGAGCGGAAACGTTCATGATATTTCTGGCGAGGCAGGTGATGATGCAATTATCAGCGCATCTTCTTTTATCGACGCAACACAAAAGTTAGGAGATGCAAAGAGCCAGCTCAGCGGGATATTGATGCATAGTGCAACTGAGGCTGTGCTGGCGAAAGCTGATCTAATTCAGTATATCCAGCCGTCGAATGGATCTGATCGGATTCCGATTTACATGGGTAAGCGGGTTATAGTCGATGATTCTTGCCCAGTAAGTTCAGGAGTCTACACCACTTATATCTTCGGTAATAACGCTGTAGCACTCGGAAATGGAAATCCGGTTCGATTTGTACCAACTGAGGTTGATCGAGACTCTCTATTGGGCGAGGACTATCTAATCAATCGTCGTACTTACATTCTGCATCCTCGCGGAGTTGCCTTCACCTCTGCATCTGTTGCTGGAATCTCGCCGACAAATAATGAGCTCGCAAATGGTGCCAACTGGAACCGAGTGTATGAAAATAAGAAAATCCGAATCGTAAAATTTGTACACAAAATCGCGTAGGAGAGCTGTTATGGCTCTCCTATTTTTCATTCGGGAGGTGATTCAATGAGTCTAACTGGATTTCAACGAGCAAGAAGAGAGAGACAGAGTCAGATCGAGCGAACAAAGCAACAAAAGGAAGCCAAGCGAGAAAAGGAGCCATCTAAAAAGCCGGTATCCAAGCAGATGAAACAGAAGGGCGGTCGAGGATCATGACGATCGAAGAGGTAAAAGCGCTTTTGCGCATTACTGGAACCGACTTCGATGCCTACTTGTCGGCGATCCTGCCGCTCATGGAGGAGTATGTGGCGGATTACTGCAACCAGAGTTTCATCGATCCAGAGACCGGAGAACTCGATTACCCCGGTGGCGTGAAGATCGCAATCGCCAAACTGTGCCAGTGGCAGATGAAGGATGCGCAAGTCCAAAGCGAATCACTCGCCCGCCACAGCATCACTTATGCCTCATCGGATCGGATGCCCAGCGAGATTGCCAAGATGCTTGCTCCATACAGGAGAGTGAAGTTTGTATGATCGATCAGTTCTTTGAGCCAGGGATTGTAGTGCAACGCTACACCGAGAGTACCAATGATCTCGGCGATTCGGCGAAGACATGGGCGAATCATCTCACTATATCCGGTCGGATCGACGCTCTTTCTGGTGATGAGCAGATCGTGGCTGGGGCTCCATCTGTGGTGGCGACGCATATGCTTTTTTGTCGTCCAGTGGATATAAGCGAAAAGGATCGGATCGTCTATAAGGGGCAAGAGTATGAAGTAAAGTTTGTTGATAATCCGATGAACTACGGGCGATTCCTGCAGATCTCGCTGGAGGTGATCCGATAATGGAATTTAAGTCGAATATCCCCAAGACTCTCCGCCGATTGAAGGACAATGAATATCGCGCACTTGAGAAGGTCGGCAGATTCGTGCAGGGCGATGCGATCTTGCGCGCTCCGGTCGATGAGGGGAATTTGCGTGCTTCGATCGACTATCGGGTGAATCGAGGGCGGAAAAAGGTAATTATTGGAGCGGGAGCTGAGTATGCGGTATACGTTGAGTACGGTACAGGTAAATACGCCAAGA